CACTACGCCTAAGTATGCTTCTCACGATATTATAAGCATCCATTTCCTCTTGTGTGGTGATAATCCCTGCTTCTTTATCCATATAAACTATCCCTTCAGGTAGTTTGTTTTCTGTATTTTCTTTGGGAGAATTAGGTAAATTACTAGAAATATTAGTTGTGTCTTCAACCTGTTCGTCATTTTTCATTGCTGTATTAAGCCTTTCAGCTATGATATCATTTATTACAATAGACATTGACTTTTTTACAAGTGGGGTAAACACTTCAACTACCTTTTGTGTGATTTGCCCAGTTGTATATATTTGTTTTGCAAAGAATCTAACAAAATCAGATGTAGGAGATTGTATTTCTTTGTTGAAAATTTCCTTTATTTCCGTTGTGTATTTTAATTCATTTGCTGTGCTAAGAACATTGTCTTCATTGTAATAAGATTTGTGGAACTTTTTTAGTTGTTCTATGTCTGCATCAGATAGATCTAGCATATTTACAACTAAGAATGGCCTTTCATCCATGATATTAACCTTCTCCAAATCAGTATAGAAACGGTATTCTATGCCATTGGTGAGAACTCCAAAGCGAGACTTAGAGGCTACGAAATATTTTTGTAGTTGGGTGTCATGCAGATTCAAGTCCTGCTTGCAATGCTTACACTCTATAAGAAGTATCGGGTTTTCGTCTTTCATTATAGCATAGTCAATCTTTTCTCCCTTTTTTCTGATTAAGTCACAGTCCATTTCCGGAACAACTTCGAAAGGATTAAAGACGTCATACCCTAAAGAAGCTATCAATGGCATTATGAAAGCATTTTTTGTGGCTTCTTCTGTAGATATGCTATCTTTTTGTTTTTTTATGCGGTCTGACAGTTGTAAAATTTGATCCTTGAAATCCATATTTTTACAGTTTTACAATAACGTTTGTACAAATATATTTTATATAACAATACAAACAAAATTAAAGATAAAAAAATAATGTATTAAATATGTTTTTCTTATGATAATGACACTAACTACGTTATTTTTATTATCTTTGTATTGCCGTGTAATGTTGCACGGAACTATTTCTATCGAAAAGACTTATGGCTGGATTACACTTTGATATCACTGGCGATAACTCCAACTTCATACGCAAATTACATGAATGTGAGAATGGAGTAAGAAACACTTCTAAACAAATAGAACAAAGTGGGTTAAGTATTGAAGATCTATTTAACCGTATGACTAAAGCTGCTGCTGCTTTTGGAGCGGGATTTACAGCGAAAGAGTTGATTTCAAATATTGCTCAAGTTCGCGGTGAGTTTCAACAGTTGGAAGTCGCATTTAAGACGATGTTAGGCAGTGAAGAAAAAGCAAATGCTCTTATGCAACAACTGGTAAAGACTGCAGCTGCTACACCATTTGACTTACAAGGAGTTGCAAATGGAGCTAAACAACTCCTTGCTTATGGGGAAAATGTAGAAAATGTCAATGACGATTTGATACGTTTGGGTAATATTGCTGCCGGTTTATCCCAACCTCTTGGAGATATCGTTTATCTTTATGGTACTACAATGACCCAAGGTCGTTTATATACACAAGACCTCAATCAGTTCACTGGTCGTGGTATACCTATGATTCGCGAACTAGCAAAGCAATTTAATGTCGCGGAAAATAAAGTTAAGGGACTTGTTGAAGCCGGAAAGGTTGGTTTTCCGGAAGTTCAAAAGGTTATCATGTCACTTACTAATGAGGGCGGAATGTTCTACAACCTTATGCAAGAACAATCAAAGACGATTACTGGACAAATCTCTAACATAGAAGATGCTATTGCTACCATGTTCAATGAGATAGGCAAGGCTAACGAGGGCATCATTAACGATGCTTTATCTGGAGTTTCCTATCTAGTTGAAAACTATGAGAAGGTAGGACGAGTACTGTTAGAAATCGTAGGAACCTATGGAGCATATCGCACCGCCCTAATGGTTACAAGTTCTTTGCAAGCTTTACAAGCATCAGGGATTACAGCTTTGACAGCAAAAGAAGCTGCTCACTATGGATGGTTAGTCTTAACTAAAAAAGCTCAAGATGCTTTGAATTTATCAATGCTAAAGAACCCGTATGTATTAGCTGCAGCTGCTGTTGCTGGATTGGCTTATGGCATTTATAAACTTGCCACAGCAGAGACTGAAACAGAAAGAGCCGTTCGCAAAACAAACGAAGCACTTGAAGCACAAGAGAATCATTATGAAAGTATAAAGAACAAAGCAAGTGAGCTATCAAATACTTTAAGTAATGAATCCAAATCCATAGAAGAACGTTTCATAGCATATCGCCAATTACAGCGTTTAATGCCTGAAGTATTCCAAAACATGGATTGGGAAACTGCAAAACGAAAGACAAATGCGGAGCTTATTAAACTTGAGACCGATGAACTTTTAAGGCAGCAACGTATTGGTTTAAAGACTAAGGTTGTAATGTCTCAACAAAAAATACAAGGTCTGGAAAACAGTATAATTAAAACTGATAATAGAGGAGGGTATACGGGGGCATTGAAAGAAGATTTATCTGCTGCAAGAAAAGAACTTGAAATTTATACTAAAGCTTTAGAAGATTTTGAAAAAGCTGATGAGCAAGCTAAAAAAGAGTCCGAGAAACCTGTTATATTCAATAAGAAGTATTGGGAAGGTCAAAAGAAAGAAGCTGAAGATGCCTTAAATTCTATAGCATCTTCTCAAAAAAAATTGTTGGATGCTGGTAAGTTTGAAGGAATTGACGCTTCCGTTATAAAATCCTATAAAGATAACACTAAGAAGCTAAAAGAGGCAGAAAAAGAATTAAAAGTCTATGACTCTTCTTCCAAGCGAAAATCCGCAGCTAATAAGCAAAAAAAAGAACAACAAAAGACAGCCGAAGAACTTTTGTCGCTTCGTCGCCAAAATCAACAAGCGGAAATCAATCTTATGAAGGAAGGCACAGAGAAAAAGCTGAAACAGATTGATATTGACTATCAAAAAGAACTTGACGCCATCAAGAAACAAGAAAAAGAATTGAGCGAAAGACAGGGTGGAAAGTTGACTTCGGAGCAGTCTATTGAAATTTCCGCTCGTTATACCAATGCTGAAAATGAAAGAGATAAAGCGATTTCCGATGTGACCAAGAATCAGTTAAAAGCAGAGGCTGATGCAATGCGAGAGTATCTAAAAGAATATGGTACATTTCAACAAAAAAAAGCTGCCATAAACGAAGAATATAACCTTAAAATCAGTGAAGCTACCACCAAGGGCGCTAAGAAGTCCTTGGAAAAAGAGAAAGAAAATAAACTGAAGGAAGTTAGCTTTGAAGAACTAAAATCATCTATCAATTTTGCAAACATATTCGGAAACCTTGATGCTCAGTCTACTGAGGCACTGGTTAAGATGCGTGATAACCTGAAAGAGGTTATAAATAAAGCAGCTAAAGATATAAAACCTACTGATCTTAAAGCGTTGCAAGATGCCTTCAAAGAAATTGATCTAAAAATAACAGTACGTAATCCCTTGGGAGAACTGAAAAATAGTGCAGATAATTATCGTAATGCTACATCTGCGGTAATCAAGGCTCAAGAGGATTTAAATACTGTTATTCAGGGAGGAGAGGTAATAACTAAAGTATATACCGATGAGAACGGAAAATTAACTACTAGATTACTGACTCTTACCCAAGCAGAAAATAACTTGGCCGCTGCTCAATCTAACAGACAACAAGCCTTGTCAAAGTTAACTCAAGCAGCAAATTCTATCGGGCAAAAAGGTATGGAGGTTGTAAATGCTGGCAATGACGTTGTTGGGATGCTTGAAAACTTTGGGGTAAAGGTTCCAGAAGCCATAAGCAAGACTTTGGATGGTATAGGGCAGGTAATGAGTGGGCTGGAACGAATAGACTTAACCAAACCTTTTAGTGCTATCACAGGTGCAGTTAGCGTTTTGGCGGGCGTTGGGAATACTATTGCCGGATTATTCGGTTTTGGTGGTGCTGACTATTCTCGTTACAATGAAATGGTTGATGAGTATAACAAGTTAAATGAAATATGGGATGAGTTAATTGATAAGAAAAAAGAATACATAGATATGTCTTATGGTCCCGAAGCTGCTAAAGCGGGAGATGAAGCTATTGAAATAGCAAACAAAAGCATTGAGTCTTATAAAATATTAGGAAGAGAACGATTGCAATCTGGCGCATCTGCCGGTTCCCACTCTATTGGTGTTCGTATTCGCAATAGCATGAGTCAGGAATTATGGGATCAATGGGACGAGTTTGCTAAGTCAATCGGCAAAGATCCGGATTTTATAGGAGGAAGACTTTCCGGTCTCTTTGACTTGACGGCTGAACAGCTTGAAAAGTTAAAAGAGGAAGCTCCTGGATTTTGGTCTAAGTTGGATGGAGATGTTCAAAACTACCTCAATAAGATTATTGAAGGTGGAGAGAGAATAGAAGACATTCAGAAAGCCGTTCAAGAACAATTGACTCAGACGTCATTCGATAGCCTGTTTGACAGCTTCATAGATACTCTCATGGACATGGATGCTTCATCTAAAGACTTTGCTGATAATTTTGGAGAGTATATGCGAAAGGCTGTATTCACTCAAATGTTCGCGAAGGGATATGAAGATGAATTAAGGAAATGGTATGAATCCTTTTCTGCTGCTATGGGTAAAGAAGGAGGTATTACATCTTCTGATATTAAGGACTTAAGAGAAGGATGGGATACTATCGTAAATGGCGCCCTTGAAGACAGAAAGGCGTGGGAACAAATTGTGGGTGGTGGTACGTCTACTTCTCAGGAATCTTCCAAGAAAGGCTTTGGCACCGAAATGACACATGAGGATGCCGGAGAGTTGAGAGGTCGTTTCACAGCCCTTCAGATCGCTGGTGAAGAAATCAAGAATCAAATGATAGCTGTCGTTATGGGGATAAACTCTCTCACAAGTATATCGTCTGTTGGAAATGAAGTGCTCAACAACATTTTAACCCAGCATGTCATAACAAATAGTTATTTAGATGATATTGCCAAATATACGAAATTGCTAAATGATATAAAGACTGATATATCCGAAGTAAGAATTAATACTAAAGGACTCTCTACTCGCTAATTCTAAACTGTAAAATATATATAATATGCCCAAAGGTGAACTTTTTATAAACAATAAAGATTCCTATGATAATTGGGGAATCAGTATGGATACATCTTCTTTATCAGCATTGATGACTCCTCCTCCTAATAAAGAGTTTATAGAGAATAAATCAAGACTAGAACATGGCAAGCGTGTAATAGCCGCTACCCCAAAAGTAGATGAGCGTAGTCTCACCTTAACCATTAATCTCACTGCTAAAAATGAAGATGAGTTTTTTGAAAAGTATGATAGCTTCTGTCAGGAATTGGCTACTGGTGTATTAAATATTAGGTCTAAATATCAGCCTAATATAGTTTATCGCACAATATATCTTTCATGCAATCAATTTACTCAGTTTATGAGGGGAATCGCCCACTTTTCATTAAAGATAGTAGAACCTAATCCTATGGATAGAAATATTAACGATTAGAATGACACTTTTAATGTCATTTTTTGTATTTTTGTATCAAACATCGTATGAAGGTATACGAA